TTTTTTTTTTTGTATTTGAATTAAATTCCCCTAGGAAATAGCAGTGTCACAAAATCCTGGAAAGATAGGGTGAGAAGTGTCTTACTATTCCTTAAATGTTTATGGTATATTTGTTTCTTTAGGGGATGGATGCATATCAAAATGGAAAATATGAACCCAGTGAAACTAGGAATTGTTTGAAGTCTGGGTGAGGACGTCAGTAGAAAGGGGGTGGATGAGCGCGAAGTCCTCGCCAACTGAAAGGCGAATGAAAGAATTCGTGCTATACGACGCACTGCCATAGTACATGAATGGCGTGGTGAGGGGAGTGGGGTACTTCCAAATGTTGTTCGCGCCGTCGACAGCGTCGTAGAACCAGCGGCGATTGAATGCAACTTGGAAGCTGGTGATGGGTTGTAGCGAGCCGCGAATGACCTGCCCACCAGAGCTCCAGAAGGCGTCAGTGTTCGACGCCGCCTGGGTAGGGGCCATAGTGTACACGTCGGTGGTGTCAACAGTCCAAATGAGCGAGCCGGACCAACCGAGAAAGGGATTAATGAACCGGTTAAAGTTAGTAGCGGACTGCACGTCACAGGAAATGGCGGCAACAGGATTCGCGCTGAAGAGGACGGGACGACGGAGCCAAGCAGTGAGAAACATTGGCTCAACGACGGCACCCACGTCCTCGCAGAGAGTGCCACGAACGCAATCACCAATGGGCTTGAACTCCTTGGTCTGGAAGAGCTCGTTGAAGGAAGCTTGGAAAGTGTGCACGGGGCGGGAGCGCACCTCCTCGACTTGAGCCTTGAGGACAGGGCTGCGCTCCATAAGCTCTTGCAAAGAAGGGGGGGGCTTAGACTGGGACTCCTTGAGGCCAAAAGGAGCAGCACCATCAGCTTGACCGCCCTGGCCGAAGTAATGCCAAAGGCGAATGCTCTCATCAGGGGCGGTGAAGACATTGAGGTAGACCGTGGACGTGGTCGTAGTGTCAGGGACAGTGACCGCACGAATGAGGTAGATAAGAATGGAGCACATTTGAGAGGAAGCGGTCTGGCTGCTGGTGTTGATGGCAGGGAAAGGCATGCGTGCGAGGGAATTGAGCTTCGGAACCTTGATGTACTCCTCGCGAGAGCCAGAGAATTCGCAGACGTAGGAGAACAACTCGCTGGCCTGAGCGCCGGGCGAGGTTGGGTTGACGGCTTCCGGAGGGAGGGCAATGACCACTAGTGCACCACTCGTGAGCGAGGTGCACTCAATGTCAAGCATAGTCTTCAGGAACTGAAGGTCCCACAGGGCACACATACGGCCATAGTAGTAGAGCCAATTGGCATTGGAAGTGTAGGTGTAGGGACCAACGCCAGAGCGGGCCATATTAGCCATTCCAAGGGGGTCGCCGTTGAACGCGAGAACAAGAGTGTCAGCAGCGGTAGAGGCATTGAACGTGACAGTGGCGAGGAAGTTGGGTCGCTGGACGATGGCGTAGACATGCGGGTGATAGCCAAGCTTCATAGCAGTGAGGGGGGTCTGAGCAAGGCTAATAGGAGTCGCAACAAGAGTCCCCTCGGCGTGGGTGAGGTCTCGGGTGTCGGCACGCTGAGTGACAACGGGGGGGGCAACGTGCGCTGGCTTGTCAAGGAACTTAGTGGCAACTGTGCCAGCAACGCCGGCAATTGGTGCAATGCCAGGCATGATGCGCGTGATAAGACCGGAGGCAATGTTGGCAACGCCAGAAGTGGCGTCGAGAGCAAAGTCAGCAACAGTGCCAACGACTGGGATCTGATCAGTGAGGCGAGGGTTGGGCGTGGGCGGAGTGGTAGAAGCAAGAATGGCCTCAGCAGTTGGGTTGGCAGAGTGCGGGGGGCCCTTGGCCTTCTTCTCCTTC